ACGAAAAGAAACCAAAATTCATTGATATTAAATAAGGAGATAAAATGTTTAAATTTGATTTAGATATTCCAACTTACGCAGAATGGAAAGTACAAGTAGAAAAATTTGTAAAGGAACAACCTGAGAAAGCCCAAGAATATCAAAAGAAAACACAACAATTTTGGCAAGACTGGTTTGAAGATGTATTAAAACCTAACTTGTTCAATATTTTTAAAAAATAGACATTGTTAAAACAAAGGGCGCTTCGGCGCCCTTTTCAAGAAGCTTGACTATTTTAAAGGATTGTGATATAATACATTATGAATTATAAATTTAAGGAAAATATCATTTTAGATGATGTTAAAAAATATATTGATGAAACTTATTCATCACACTATTCCCAAACTAAAAAACAAACAACAGAAATTATTATCGACCAAGGACACGGTACTGGTTTTTGTATGGGAAATATCTTAAAATATGCCCAAAGATATGGTAAAAAAGATGGGCATAATAAAAATGACTTAATGAAAGTTATTCATTATGCCATAATACAATTGTCGCAAGACCACTACAAGGAGAAAATATAATGAAATTAAGTGAATCAACTTTAGAAATATTTAAAAACTTTTCTGACATTAATCCTAATTTAATGATTAAAGCAGGAAAAGAATTAAAAACTATTTCAACAATGAAAACTATTTTTGCTACTGCAAAAGTAGAAGAAGAATTTACACAAGATGTCGCTATAGGTGATTTATCAGAATTTTTAGGTGTGATATCTTTATTCAATAAACCCACATTATCATTTGATGATAAGAGTATAAACATTAAAGATGAAGGTACATCAACAAAATCAAAATTTTATTTTGCTGATCCTTCTATTCTTACAATACCACAAAAAGATGTTAAAATGCCAGAAGCAGAAGTTAATTTTACATTAACGGAAACTGATTTAACAAATGTTAAGAAAGCGGCTTCTATGTTGCAATCGCCTGATGTTTCTATAACATCCAATAAAGGTGATATTATTTTATCAGCAATTGATAAGAAAAATGATACTGCTAATAATTATTCTGTAAAAATAGGAGAAACAAATGAATCATTTGTATTCCATTTTAAAGCAGAACATTTGAAAATGTTACCAGGTAATTATGATGTGGCAATCTCATCTAAATTAATCAGTTATTTTAAACATAAAACAAAACCAATTCAATATTGGGCTGCTTTAGAGAGTACAAGTAAATATAACAGTTAATTGAAATGAGAGTTTTATTATGGAAAATTTTTTATGGGTCGAACAATATCGACCAACAACTATTGATGAATGTATCTTACCAAGTGAGATAAAGACAACATTTAAACAACTATTAATTAAAGACGAAACACCTAACTTACTTTTAAGTGGCGGTCCTGGTACAGGTAAAACAACTGTTGCCAAAGCATTATGCAATGAATTGGGTGTAGATGTAATGATGATTAATGGTTCAGACGAAGGTCGTTCCATTGATACTGTAAGAACACAAATTAAGAGTTTTGCTTCTACGATATCACTATCAACAGAAAACAAACCAAAAGTTGTTATTGTTGATGAAGCAGATTATATGAATGCTGAGAGTGTTCAACCTGCTTTAAGAAACTTTATAGAAACCTTTAGTAATAATTGCAGATTTATATTCACTTGCAATTATAAGAATAAAATCATACCTGCTATACATTCCAGATGTACGGTTATCAATTTTTCTATTCAGAAAAAAGATAAAGAAAAACTAGCATTACAATTTCATAAAAGACTATCAGTTATCCTAGAACAGGAGAATATTGAGTTTGATCCAAAAGTATTGGCGGAACTCATAATGAAGTATTATCCTGATTTTAGAAGGACTATCAATGAATTACAGCGTTATAGTGTGAGTGGTAAAATTGATACAGGTATTCTTGTAACTATGTCTGAAATGAATATACAAGGTTTGAATACAGCATTGAAGAAAAAAAACTTTTCTGATATGCGAAAATGGGTTGTAGATAATATAGATAAAGATTCCTCAGGATTATTTAAAGACCTTTATGAGAATTTTTATAAGGTTTTGAAACCCGAAACTATACCAGCGATGGTTATACTATTAGCAGAATATCAATATAAGAATGCTTTTGTAGCAGATCCAGAATTGAATATGGTCGCTTGTCTTACAGAAATTATGGGGGAGTGTAAATTCAAATGAGTGAATCAGGCGTATATGCAATTTTTCAGTATGATATGAATTATGACCGTTATTTTTTAACGATAGGCTGCACTAAAAATAAAAAAGAAAGATTAAAGTCATATAGGACAACCAATGCAATGTTAGACTTTGATTTTTGGTCACCAGTTGATAAGAAGAATTTAGTAAAAGCTGAGGAGAAATTAAAAAAAAGTTTATCAAAAAAATATAAAACTTGGGGAAATAGTGTTGAACAATTTGAAATATCAGAAGATATAAATGATTTAGGACTTGTTGAAAAGTTTTTAATAGAAGAAACAAAAATGATTTTTAATTTTAAAAGAAAATCAAATGTTATTGATTATACTACAAACACTTTATACGGTCTAATGGATGTAAGAGATGCTAGAGTTAAATGTGATATTTTTGCTGGTGAGATAGCTATGATTACGACACCTGCTGGTGTAACTGAAAAGCCAAGGTCTTATTATTCACAATGGTGGTGGGAAGGTAAGAAAATGGTAAGACAACATAAGAAAAAGAAAGCTTTTGTAAGCCAAAAAGCTTGGAAGCTTATTAAACTTGTTAGAAAAAACGAGAGAGATATTGGATATGATCCAGATGATGAAAACATTAATACATTATATGATGAGGATACTTGTGAATTATAGTTTAACAGATTATCTTACAGCAATCAACTGGTCAAAGAAAAAATTGATGGATACGGATGATCCAGATTGGGAAAAGAAGTATCCACCGTATATTATTAATAGAGGTTTTTCATATTTTTCTGATACAGTTATGTATGCTAATGAAATGAATAGGTTGCATTTTCTTTCCAAACATGCACAGTTCTCTTTTTTACTAAATATTATTAGACCAAAAAAAAGGTTTAGTAAGTGGCTCAAGGTGTCAAAATTGGCAAACCTAGAGTTGGTTAAACAGTATTACAAATATACAAATGAAAAGGCTAAACAAGCACTTGAACTACTTACAAAAAAAGAAATTGAACATATAAAAGAAAAGTTATATAGGGGTGGGAAAAAATGAATGACATTATAGAATGGAAACCCGAGCATATGCTCGAAGTCAAGTTAAAAGAACCTGACGATTTCCTAAAGATTAGAGAGACCTTGACACGAATTGGTGTAGCGTCCAGAAAAGAACGAAAAATATACCAATCTTGTCACATATTACACAAACAAGGTCGATATTTCATAGTACATTTTAAAGAGTTATTTGCTTTAGACGGAAAGACAGCAAATTTATTTGTTAATGATGTGGAGCGTAGAAATACAATATCACAATTATTATCAGATTGGGGGTTAGTTGAATTGATTAATCCTGTTGGAGAAAAGGCACCATTATCACAAATTAAAGTTTTACCCTTTAAGGAAAAAAGTGAATGGATATTAGAGCCGAAATATAATATAGGTAAAAAACCAAGTAATGGAGAAAGTGAAAATGAAGATACCCAAAAAGAAGATACCCAACCACAGCCAGACCCTACTGTATAAAGCATTAGAGGATAAATACAATTCCGAAATATCTGCTGCTGAAGCAACAATAGATATCTACTTTACCAATTCAGTTGGTATAGGAGAACACCCTCAACATTTAGAAGAAATGGATAAGCAAGTTAAAATAATTGCTAATGCTGAAGATAATTTAGATGTTCTCCACGCATATTTTGGAGATACAGGTGAAGATAAAGAATAATATTATTATATAATGAAAGAATTTTATACTAACATATCGCCATATGGTGATGAGTTATTAGTCCGTGGATTTTCAGATGGTAAAAGATTTGAGGATAGGGTTCCTTATACTCCTAGACTATATCATCCATTCAAGGGTAAATGTACTCACAAAACATTAGACGGCACAGGTCTTGTTGCTCGTACTTGTAAATCAGTTAAAGAAGCAAGGATGCTCATTAAGAGATATGAGAATCACGAAAATTATCTTTTTGGTACAGATAGATTTCAATATCAATATATGGCAGATTATTGGCCGGGCCGAGTGGAATATGATAAAGAAAAATTAAGAATTTATACCATTGACATTGAAGTGAAAAGTGAAAAAGGTTTTCCAAATGTGGATGATGCTACTGAACAATTGATTTGCATTACAATTAAGGATCAAGTTAGGAAAGCTATTCTTGTTTGGGGTGTTGATGATTATACAGTAAAAAAAGAAAATGTGCAATATGTTAAATGTGATGATGAAAGAGATTTATTAAAAAAGTTTTTAACATTTTGGCGTGATTACGCACCTGATGTATTAACTGGTTGGAATAGTAAGTATTTTGATGTTCCTTATCTATGTAGAAGAATTGAAAATGTGTTAGGTGAAGCGGCAGTTAGAAGAATGTCACCGTGGCAGATTACAGATAGTGATATTGCATATTATCATGGCAGGCAAGTCACATTTTATCGCTTATTAGGTATTGCACAATTAGATTATCTACAACTATATACAAAATTTACAATTAAAAATCAAGAAAGATATACATTAGACCATATTGCTTTGGTGGAATTAGGTGAAAAGAAAGCTGAAAATCCATATGATACTTTCAAAGAATGGTATACAAATGATATACAATCGTTTATTGATTATAATATTAATGATGTTGAATTGGTTGATAGATTAGAAGATAGATTACAATTGATTGAATTGGCATTAACTATGGCTTACCACGCTAAAGCAAATTATGAGGATGTGTTTAGTCAGGTAAGAATGTGGGATACAATTATTTTTAATGAATTATTAAAAGATAAAATTATTGTGCCTATGAGGAAAATGAGTGTCAGGAGTCCTGAGCTTATTGGTGCTTATGTGAAAGAACCTAAAGTAGGTTTCCACGATTGGGTTGTATCGTTTGATTTAAATTCACTATATCCACATCTTATTATGCAATACAACATATCACCAGAAACAATTTTACCAGAAAAAAGAGATATATTAATTGATGACTTGTTGGAAAAACAAGTTGATTTATCAGATGGCATTTGTACTGCTGGTAATGGTACAATGTATAAAAAAGATAAACAAGGATTTTTACCAAGAATTATACAAAAAGAATATAATGATAGAATAAAATATAAACAGTTAATGTTGCAGGCAGAACAAAAATATGCTGATACAAGGGATCCAAAATATGAAAAATTAGCAAGAAAATTCCATATTATTCAACATTCCAAAAAGATATCTTTGAATAGTGCTTATGGTGCAATTGGTAATAAATGGTTTAGATATTATGACCATAGGGAAGCAGAAGCGGTTACTATGTCTGGTCAGTTAAATTTAAAATGGATTCAAAAAAAATTAAATGAATATTTTAATAATTTATATAAAACAAAAGATGATGATTATATTATTGCTAGTGATACGGATTCTGTTTATATTAATATGGCACCATTAGTTAAAATGACTGGTGCTACGGATAAGAAAAAGATTGTTAAAGCATTAGATAAGTTTTGTGTGGATAAAATTGAACCATACATTAATAAAGTTTATCAAGAATTGGGAAAATATATGAATGTGTATGCTCAAAAAATGCAAATGGCAAGAGAAGTTATTGCTGACAAGGGTATTTGGACGGCAAAGAAAAGATATATTTTAAATGTACATAATAGTGAAGGTGTACAATATCCTGAACCTAAACTAAAGATTATGGGTATTGAAGCAGTAAAAACATCAACACCATTATCGTGTAGAAATAAATTACGAGAGGCATTTAATGTTATTATGAATGAGGATGAAAAAGCAATGAAGGATTTTATTGTAAATTTCAGGAGAGAATTTGAATTATTACCACCTGAAGACATTGCTTTTCCTCGTAGTGTGAATAATGTAAAAAAATATTCTGATGCTACAAGCATATATAAAAAAGGTACACCAATGCATGTGAAAGGTGCATTATTATATAATCATTTATTGAAAATAAAAAAAGTATCACATAAACATCAACAAATTTATGAGGGTGATAAAGGTAAGTTTGTGCATTTATTAAAAAATCCTTGGAGTGCTAATGTGATTACATTTATTGGTAGTTTACCTAAAGAGTTTGATATGCATAGACTAATAGATTATGAACAACAGTTTAGTAAATCATTTATGGAACCGTTGCGATTTATATTGGATGCTATAAATTGGAAAGTTGATGCTGGAGATAGCAATACAATAGAGGATTTTTTTATATAATGAAAGAAAATGCATTTACACATTATAATAGGGATGAAGTTTTATACAACCGTTTTGCAGCTTCTTGTAATGCTGGAAAATTACCTGTGTTAGATAATATGTTGTTTGAATCATTAAATAGAGAATATGGTAAAGAGAAAATGAGAACACATCTTGCTGATTATATTGCAACGGAAAGACCTGTATTTCCACTTAAAGAAATATCCAAAGATAGAGTGAGAGAATGTTTTTATCAGTTACAAAAGTTCGATACAAGTACAATTTGTATTCCAAAAGAACAGGTTAAAAAGGATGTATTTGAGAAGTATGATGATTATAAATGGCCATATTATGCACACGGACTGGGGTTAATTAACGGACCTAATACTTTTAATGATGTATCTAATTATTTTCATCAAGATTTAAGATTGGAATGTGGCAGTTATGGATTTAGAGCACCGAAAGAAGTTTGGGAGAATGGTACTGCATATGATATATGGAAGTGTTTGGGACCTATATGGAGAGGAATTAATGGAGTTCAGAAAAAAATTATAAAAGATTTAGATGGAAGTGAAACAGAACAATTACTTGGTGGTGAGTTGGATGAAAAAAGTTATATTTCAGCATTTAGATTAGGCACTTATATTGCAACTCAATTTAAACCAGTTGTTGCAAAAGCGATATATGATATGACAAATGCCAAAACAGTTTTGGATACAAGTTGTGGTTGGGGTGATAGACTTGCAGGTTTCTTTGCTTCAAATGCGGAAGAGTATTATGGTTGTGATCCAAATCCAAACACACATCAAAGATATCAAGAGCAAATTGCATTTTATAATAAGTTGTTACCAAAACCTAAAAAGGTGACTATATGGAGATGTGGTGCTGAAAATTTACCATATCATAAGTTACCAGAAATAGATTGTGCATTTACATCACCTCCTTATTTTGCAACAGAAGAATATAATAAGGGTGGTGAGTTTGAAGGAGACCAATCTTGGCACAAGTTTAAGGAATATGTGAATTGGCGTGATAAGTTTTATTTACCAGTTGCTGAAAATACTATGCAATGTTTAAGTAATGGTGGCTGGATGTTAGTGAATATTATGGATCCAAAAATTAAGGGTGACCGATATCGCTCAAGTGATGAATTAGTTGAGAAGCTTAAAGATTCATTTATGGGCCAAATTGGAATGAGAATTATGCAACGGCCACAAGGAAGAAAACAATATAAGACCAAAGAGGAATTAAATGCCTTTATGGCAAAGATGTTTATTGAAAATATTTGGGTTTTTAGAGGAGTTGATTCAGGTACGGAAGAGTTCAGACACGATTTTGATTTATTTAAAAATTCAAGAAAAGCGACACTAGATGATTTTCTATAAATATAAGATGAACGAATATAGAAAACAGTTGGATATGTATGTTTTTGGATTTATAACAATTACATTTTTTATTGTATTTTTGTTAACAAGCTG